CTGTTGATGTCGCTGCTCATATGATTGACAGCACGGTAAGGCAGCATCAGTGGCTATTTAAAGCCATTTACGATCAAACTTTGCTCGGTGTCCGGTACGCACGAGATTCAGCATGCAATGCACACCATAACAAGTATGTGTGTCCCGCGAAGCCGTTCCGTTACCACAGGGTACAAGCACTCGGAACAGCACTCATGCATGCGTTTTGGGAAACCGTCCCGTTGCTCTCCCATTCTACGTTTTGGGAGGCCATCGTTGTCTTTATTGCAGTGGCAGTATTCGGAGAATGGCTCACGCGTTGTAGGACCGTCTGGGTGGTGCGGTTGAGGATTGAATCCCAAGCCTTCTCGATCGCGCGTAACCAGAAAACACGTGCCAAATCCGAATCCACTACGATCAAAGTTGCGGCAACCCCGGTCATCACACAGGTTGATTCCTATGTGAGGGCTACTCATACTAACATGCCTGTCGAACTGCGCGATCAGTATCTTGCTATCTGTCTAATTATCACGGCCGGTTGGGCAGACAACCGAGTCCGCGTAGTCAGTTCTACACCTGGCGAGCCAGACACCGAGTCCGCACAGGGTAAATCACGCGAGAGCCTGGGCGACCTCGGAGCCGCTAAACGCTTGCTTAAGACGCGTAACAATACTGCGAAGCCCAACGTGTGGCGCAAGTCTGTACGCGTGATCAAGAAGTCCATAACCCAGCTGTTCGATCTCGTTCAGCGTGGACAGGATCGTAATATCCCCGGAGCAGATGAAGTGAAAGAGCATTACAGTGGCGTGGTCACTGGCCCCGAGTTCTTCGACATCACGGAAGGATTTGAGGGCAGTATGGAAGACGAGATTGCCGGTGTTTCGCGTCACCTCCGTCAGCCTAAGTCTTTGGTAACCGGACAGTACATATCACGTGAACTGTCACCAGAGGCCGAGGCACGCATGGAGATGGCTACCGACGTAATCGTATCAGTCATTTCGGTACTCGCTAACAAGCACTTTTTGTCGATACTTGAGTGGTCGTTGCCCAAGAAGTGGGGCTCCACTTGCGAGACATATTATCAGCGGCTTGTTGAGATCGGACGGACTGTTGTTTCATGGCCAATGCTCACTGGATTTGTGAAACTGTGCGAGTTGGCACTCCCAATCGATAAGTTGCCAAGGCTTGTTGGTTCAATGGGAATGCTTTGTTGCGCAAAAGACGCCGTCGCAATGTGTACAATCGAGAATTTGTTCAAGAAGTTTCTGCCACAGATCGTGGTTAAAGGTTTGACGTTCGATGGAGTGAGTGCGCGGTTCTCCGCATTTGCTCGCCGCGCCAAGCGTCTTGGATTGAAGCTTCTTTCGATCGACATGTCAGCAATGGATTCTTCAGTTACCGACAAGGATCGTAAGCGCGTTCGTCGCGTATTGCAGGCAGTGGTCGACGCATTGGAAGGGTTGTTGGAAGCCGATTTGCAATCGGACTATGTCACGCAGTGTGCCGCCAAGCGCAAGACGATAAGATGGATTTTGAAATATATTGAAGTCCAGATCGCTGCCGATGATTCCATTCTGTTTTCAGGCGAACGCGGAACTTCGATCTACAATCGCATTATCATGCTAATCGTGTGGGGTGCAATTTTGATTGAGAAGTTCGGTGAGACCGAAGGAAAATCGAGAATCGAGAAGATGTTGCATTGCCCGGGTGAAGCACATAAGGATAGCCCCGACGACCGTGCAGTTGGCCGCGTCGAGCAACATCCAGTTGCGGACAAGTTTCCCGAAGATATCTGTTACGACAACAACATTGGTGACGGAGATGATTGCACCCTCGCAATTCCACATGACATGTTTGCCAGCAAAGAAGAATTCATCCTTTGCTACGAAAAGTACTACAAGCTTGTGGAACCATGCAGCGCATGGAACGAGGATACTGATATTGAATGTCTCTCTTTGATGAAAATATCATCTGGATCGCAAGAGTTCTTTATTCCGAAGGTGCAACGCAACGCGCAGCGCATCATCGCTCATAAGATTCGCGTGCTCCCAGGTAAACATTTCGCAGAGGGACGTTTCACTTACACTCCTACCGCCAAAGAATATGCTGAGATTGCCACTGACTTGTGGCAGCGTAGCTTCTCATTGAAGCACACGATGGTCGTTCGTCACTTGACGCGTGCAATGTTTGAGTACTGTTACTCCAAATGCAGTACCTACAGCACCATCTATGACGAAGATCTCCATCGTCTCGGTAAACAAGACGGCGATATGCGTTTGTCTCAGTGCCTAGCTGAAGTGCATGACAATACCGCGCACGATGTCAGCGCGTGGTCAATGATCAAAGCGACACACTTCGCAAATATGGCAACTTTATCTGTTTC